ATCCGTTTCGGGCTCCGCTTCCGGCGGCGGCTACCTGCAAGTTTCCAAACTCCCCGATGGCGGCTCCGTGCGCTTCGCGCTGCTGTCCGACCAACCCCTCGAAGGCTTCGAGTGCTGGGGCCAGTGTGACGGCCAATCCAAGCCGTTCCGCTTCGACCACCAGCCCACCCCCGAGGACGTGACCGCCGAACTGGGCGACTTCGAGCCCCGGGAGGGTCGCGGCGGCCCTGGCACCGTGGACATCAAATTTTTCATTGCCGTCCCGGTGTACGTCTACGACGCTGGCAAAGTCCAGGTCCTTCAGTTGACCCAGAAGTCAATCATTAAGGAGCTGGATCAGGTCAGCCAGATGGAGGACTACGAAAACCTGCTGGAGTGGGATTTCATCCTGTCCAAGAAGGGCGCTGGCCTCACCACTGAGTACACCCTCCGTCCCGCACCCCGTAAGAAAGGCAGCCAAGAGCACCTGGATTCAGCCTGGATTGAGGCGAAAGCAGAGGGCTTTGATATTTCGAGGCTCCTCACAAACGGGAACCCTTTTAAGCCTGCGTAACGGGTAAAATTGTGGGGCAGCGGTGCTTGCAACACCCTGCCCCCGACCACCTATCTGTACTAGGCGATGGCAAAAGCATACAAGCCCCTTCCAGCTGCCGAAGAGCTGTGGGAGGCATTCGATCTCCGGCTTTGGGATGGCAGGCTTATTCGCCGCCCTCGTAAAGGTGTTGTCTCAAAACGCGGCCCATTCGGAGTCATTTCTACGAGTGGGTATGTCTTCGGAGCATTTAACGGGGACAAGTACTACGCCCACCGCCTTGTGTGGGCTTGGTTAAGCGGTAAAGATCCTGGTACACAAGAAATTGACCACGCCGACCGCAACAGAGCAAACAATTGCCCATTCAATCTGCGCTTAGTACAAGCTGGAGAACAACCGCGAAACACTACTGTGTACAAGAACAATACACTCGGCGTAAAAGGAGTGCGTAAACTTTCACGGTGCAGCAGCTACCAAGCACGTATTCGCGTAAACGGAGAACTTATCCATTTGGGTTGTTTCCCTACTACAGAGGAAGCAGCTAAAGCCTATGCAGACGCAGCAGTTTTGCATTTCGGCGACATGGCCTCACCTGGAGCAGCTAGTTGACACAGGTAGTAGAATCCAAGAGGGAAGTAGTATCTTCGATGTCCAACACACAAGACACTCTCGCTGGTTTAAAACATCGAAAACTGGTACAGGATAATTCGGGACCCTACAGGGTTTACAGGGACGATAAAGGTAATGTGTACTCTTCTGTTACACATATTCTTAAGGAAACCAGCGACACCACCGGACTGGATCGCTGGGTCGCACGACTGGGGGAGGCCGAGGCTTCTCAACAACGAGACGTTGCTGCGAATCGCGGCAACATGGCCCATTCACAGGCCGAATATCTTCTCAAAACTTCACAACGCCTGGCACGTAGCACTGCAAACAAGCGCAACGCCATTCACTGGGACGACCAGGGCCTCGCCCGCATCCCCAGCAAGATTACGGAGTGGGCCCTCAGCAAAGTCCACCCCAACGTCCCCAAAGTCGGCTGGAGCGCCTCCGGTTATGCCCGGGGGCTTTCCGGCTGGATCGCTGAGAATGTCACCGAAATTTTTGCCTCAGAATTTTCCATTCATCACCCGGCTGGCTTCGCTGGAACCTGCGACGCACTGGTCTCACTGAAAGGCCATTCAGGGTTAATCGTTGCGGACTGGAAAACCAGCGTGGGACGCAAGGAGATCGGACGCGGGCACAGCTATTTCGATCAGCTTGGAGCATATGCCCTCGGACTGGAATATATGACCGGACTCAAGCCCTCTGGAGCAGCCGTGGTATTGGCCCGGCGTTGCGGCAAGCCAGACGTTTTCGTCTTTGGGGTGGATGACCTGGCGTGGGCCAAAGACTCTTTCCTTGGGCGCGTGGAGCGTTACTTCTTGGACCTCACTGGAGCGCCTTAACCTCCCACACCGAAACGCCCCGCTTGCTTGTGATGGTTGTCTCCTCCATGCTCACCAACCCCCTGCCCTGGAGCGCCTTCATCACCTCCAGATCTCTCTGGGGCAGCTCCACAAAGTTCGGCCCCGGATTGGCCCGCAGGAACCGCAACCAATTCCGTTGCTGCGCCCCTAAAGGCCTGGTGCCATTGCCGCTAGACGCCATTCAAAATCCCATTCATAGCGCGGGCTTCGCCCTCGCGAAAACCCCTTCATACCCTTTAACACTAGCAGAAAACCCATTCAAGCTCGGCTAACGCCTCGCAAAAACCCATTCATAGCCTGGAACTCCATTCATGCTTAGCCTCCTCGCCTCTACAATATTACAGCTCCAGACGCCAGTGGTCCGGGTGGGGTACTGCCCGCTGGGGTGGTATGGGAGTGGAGCGTATTGCGTACCGGCCAGCAAGAAGAGCCCCCCACTTGTCGAGAAGCGGGGGGCGTGTCCGTTGGGTTGGGTCACCGCCGGCAACTATTGCCGCGAGTATTTGGGGCGGGGCTTGCCCTTATCGGTGCGGGGTTTGCGGGGTGAGCCTGGGGCCTTTCTGGTGGTCGGGCGTGTCCGTTCTGGATGCGCGTTTTTTTGGCACTTAATTTCAGCCAACCAATCCGGCTTGAGGTCGGGTGGGCATGGGGCGCCCCCGTTGAGGCGTTGGCACACCTCCCAGTAGGGGATTAGATCCTCCCATAGCTGGCGCAAACCCTCGCGGCCATGCTGCTGATGCAATTTCAGAAAATCGGCCCAGTCTGACTGGGTCAGGGTGGACCGTTCGGCGCAATAGCGCAAATCCCGAAGCTGGCGTTTCTCTAGCCTGATCTGCTCGCGCAGCAGCTCCCGGGCGTCCGCCGCTTGCTGCTTAAGCTCTCGTCTGGTGTTCCACTCTCCACCGCTCATGGTTCCCTATGGGTTGGGGTAACTGTGCAACGGTAGCAGCACGCGCAACCCTCCCAGCCGATTTGTAAACTTGCACAACAACGGCAGGCGATGGCTGGGGCTGGGGCCCACAATGGGCAAGCACAACGGCACACCCCGCCATGCGACAGATTGAAGAAAGGATGTTGCACGCCCTGCGAACTGGTGCCAACTGGCGCAGTGGCAATACATCGGTTGAATGGTCCTATAACTCCGCCACCTTCGGGGGATCGCAGGCCGTGGTTCGCTTGCACGGCAACAGGATTGGAATTTATCAGCCCGGCACCGGGACGCTTAACATCAGCGATGGCGAGGGCTGGCGCACCGTCACGACCAAGAGTCGGCTGAATGCCCTGCTGGAATTGGTGCCCTGCCGTTGCGGGGTCAGTCAGCATAAGGGAGAGTGGAGGTTCATCCGTGCGGACGGTACCGCCGAACCCTGGCAGGGCTGGCGCGTGATTGAGTTTGACCCCTACCACGCTCATTGGAACGTCTGAGGGGTTGACACCCCGGCGACCTGCCCTTACACTTGCACAAGAGACCCCACCCTAAGGCTCAACCATGACTCAAAACACCACTGACCGCCCCTGGCCCCGTGTGACCTGGGATCAGCCCACCCTTGACCTGGTGGCCAAGGCCGTGCGGCGGATCAACCCAACGGTCCACCACGAGACAGACGAATCTGCCGCTTCTTACATCAGAGGCACGGCGGAAAGGGAGCTGTATCGCCTGGCACCAGACCATGGAACCATGATCAGCACGGGCGGTTGGCAGGTTACCTTCATCGCAGGGGACAGGCCCCATGAGTTCAGCGCCTGGCCAGCCCTGACCCCTTACACCGTGCTGAAATTTGCTGGCGAACAGACCAGCTCCTGAGTCCGTGCTACTCTTGCACAGTTAACCCTACCTAAGGTAACCCAAATGGCCACCATCACGCGCAAACAGTACCTGGCGCACAGTGCCGAACTGTTCGATGCCTACTTCCTGCAGTTCGCCGGCCCCGGCTATAGGTCGGCACTCTCCGGCAAGTTCGGGCCCGAAGAGCTGCTAGCCAGCACAGATCCCCACTTCAACGACATCCCCCTAGCCCGTTGGGACGATGCAGCCCGGGCACTCTACTCCCGCGTTGATCACTCCAAGATCACCGCAGCTGGGGACTTCTACAGTCTCAGCACCGGGGTCTGTCTTGCTAAGGCTATGGCGCGTGTGCTGATTGCCTGCTACCGCTGAACCGCGCATCCCACCGACCACACCGCCCGGCCACAGTGCCGGGCTTTTTACTGGGCTAAGATTGAACCAATCACGCGGGGATTGTAACAGTGACGGATCAGCCGGAAGCTATCAACCAGGCGCCGGAAGATTCTCCGGAAGCTGTAGAGAAACAACAGCGACCCTATGGGAAGCGCAACCCTAACGCGTTGATTGAGCAGCGCCAACAGCGACTGTACCGGCGCCAATTGGAGGGCCTTTCAGCTCGCCAGCTGGTACTCGATCACGCGGATCGTGAGGGCGTGTCCGTGGCAACCGCTTGGCGCGACTGGGAAGCCGTCAACGCGTGGAACGCGGAAGATTGGAGCCGGGATCGTGAAAACATGCTCGCAAGGCTCCAAACCATGCGGGCCAAGCTGTTTAATGCGGCCATCCGGAAGGGTCAGCTCCAGACCGCCGCGCAAGTGCTCGACAGCTTGGGCAAGGTGGTCAACGAGTCCGGCGTGGAATCCCAGGCGGCCAGCGCCCCCACCCTGCAGATCACGGTGGAAGACAAGCGGCAGGGCTGAGACCCATGGGACTCATGCGGCCCCCTTGCCAGGGCGGCCCCCTGCTGCTAGAGTGCAAGGGTAACACACCCCAGGCACACCATGGCCCCCCTCTTCCACCTCCTCCGCCCGGCCGTCTTCCTGCCCCTGACCTTCGGGCTCCTCGCCCTAGCTCTCCTCAACCCCAACACGAACGAAGCGCTGGCACGATGCGAGAACCGGGGCGGCACCATCGCAGAGTGCAGGCTGCTCGTGCTAGGGCGCTAGTACACCTGCACCACGTTACAGTGTGTGACAATGCGGCCCCAACCTCGGGGCCCAGTGTGCTACAGTAGCAGCAGTCAACCAGGGACACCCACCCCATGGCCACCACTACCCTTGCCCTGCTGCTGGCGGCGCTGCTCCTGCCGCTGCTGCTCCTGCTCTGGGCCACCGAGTCCAGGCCGCAGCGTGCCCGGCGCCTCCGCTCCTACGGCTGGAGCCAGCAGCGCATAGCCGACCACCTCGGATGCAGCCGCTCCAGCGTACGCCGCTACTGTTACGGATTGTGACAATGCGGCCCCCGCCCCTGCGGTGGGTGTGCTACAGTAGCAGAGTCAACCCAAGGGACACCGCCCCATGACTTCCTTCCGCTTCCGCCTCTTCACCCGTGAGTCCGTTGGCGCCTCCACCAGCGTCCGCGCCGCCTCCCAGGCTGAGGCCCTGGCCCACCTCCAGCAGCAGCTGGCCCCCTGGGAGTTCGCTACTCCTCTGCACGGCCCCAACCGCTCCCTGCGGTCCTTCATCTAAGGCCCGCCCCCACTGCTCCCCACCACCCCCACCCCACCGGGGGCGGGGTTCGGCGCGGCGCGGGGCTGGGCTGCACTCAGGGAACCTACTGATACATCCCAAATTCCTTCTTCTGTTACACATCTCCGGGGGTAGGGGTTCGATTCTCCATCTGCTGGAACATCCTGCCCAAAAAATACGCAACCTCTACCTTCTATTGCAGTAGGGTAGTCCGCATGAGCGATAACACCGTCAGTCTTCGCCACGCACAGGGCGAAGTTTTCTCCAGCCGCACCCGTTTCCGCGTCCTAGTCGCCGGCCGCCGCTTCGGCAAGAGCTACCTCTCCTGCGTCGAACTCCTGCGTGGAGCGATCGAACGCCCTGGCGAAACCTATTTCTACTGCGCCCCCAGCTACCGGATGGCGAAGGACATTGTCTGGAAGCTGCTCAAACGCCTCGTCCCAAAAGCCTGGGTCAAAAGCAAGAACGAAACCGACCTCAAGATCGAACTGGTAAACGGCAGCACCATCGAATTGAAGGGCACCGAGAACGCAATGGCCCTCCGAGGCCGCAGTTTGGCGGGCGTGGTGCTCGACGAGGCCGCCTTCATGGACAGCGAGGTCTGGTTCGAGGTGATCCGCCCCGCTTTAGCCGACAAACAGGGCTGGGCCCTCTTCATCTCCACCCCGGATGGCACCGCAAGCTGGTTTTACGACCTCTGGTGCTATTGCGAGGAGGGCGACCCGGACTGGGCCCGGTGGCAATTCACCACGATCGAGGGCGATAACGTCCCAGCCACCGAAATCGAGGCCGCCCGCGCCCAACTCGACGCCCGCACCTTCCGTCAAGAATTCGAGGCCAGCTTCGAGAATCTCAGCGGTCTCGTCGCCGTCTCATTCTCGGACGACAACATCGACAAAATCGTCCAAGACCTACCCGTTTTGCCCCTTTTGCTGGGGGTGGACTTCAACATCGACCCTATGTCAGGCATTTGCGCCGTCAAAAAGGGCGACGTCCTGTGGGTTTTCGACGAAATCATCATGACGGGTGGCGCCACCACCTGGGATTTCTGCGAAGAAGTCCAAAACCGCTACGGCGTGGAGCGCCGCATCATCGCCTGCCCCGACCCCACAGGCGGCGCCCGCAAAACAGCCGGCGTTGGAGCCACCGACCACAACATCCTGCGAAAATCCGGCTTCACGGTCTCCAGTCCCCGCTCCCCCTGGAAAATCCGCGACAAAATCACCTGCGTCAACACCGCCTTACTGGATGCCACTGGAACCCGCCGCCTCTTCATCCACCCACGCTGCAAGGAACTGATCAAATCCCTCCGCACGCTGACTTATGCCCCCAACACCGGCCTCCCGAACAAGAATTTGGGCGTAGATCACGCCTTCGACGCTCTCGGCTACCTCTGTCTGCAGGTCTTCAACCTGGCAAAACCAGAAAACATGGGTAAGACCAATTACCGTGTGTGGTAATACCGCTGCTGGAGCCTGGAATGGCCGCCAAGAAACCCGGCCTTTACGCCAATATCGCTGCCAAACGCAAGCGCATCGCTGCCGGCAGCGGCGAATCCATGCGTAAGCCTGGCACTAAGGGCGCCCCCACGGCTGCCGCCTTCAAAGCATCCGCCAAAACCGCCAAAAAGCCGAAAAAGAAATGACAATCCATACCATCCACGGCTACCCCACCTACATCGAAGTCGATGCCGAGACTGGCACGTCCGAGGTCACCTTCAGCTTCAAGACACCCCGCGACGCCGCCTTATTCGCAGGCTTCATGGGCAATGTCTTCACTGGAGTTGAAGTCCTCGTCGATGTAGACGACGAAGTTGAGGAGGAAGAGGAAGATGATTGAGTATCGCGGCGAGAAATTCTCGGGGTATAACCAACCCAAGCGCACGCCAAACCACCCCAAGAAGTCCCATGCCGTCTTGGCTAAGGAGGGCTCAACGGTAAAACTTATCCGTTTCGGACAGCAGGGCGTATCTGGCTCACCAGCACAAAAAGGAGAATCAGCAGCAGACAAGGCCAGAAGGGCATCGTTCAAGGCGCGACACGCCAAAAATATCGCCAAGGGCAAAATGTCAGCTGCATTTTGGGCAAACCGCGAAAAGTGGTGACCCGAAGTGCCAAAATAGGTACAAAGTAGGAGGTAACCCGTGGTTTACAGCGCCAACATCCCCCCAACTGGCGCTGTAGTCAGCGAATCCCCCTTCGTCCGCAACCTGGACGTCATCTCCATGATGCCGGACTGGGGCATTATGGCTGCCGTCACCCGTGGCACCAACTACATCCGCGACCTGTCTGAGACCTACCTCCCGCAGGAACCACGAGAAGACGACGACGCCTACAACACCCGCGTAGACCGCTCTGTCCTTTCCCCCTACACCAGCCGCCTAATCGAGACTGCCGCTGGCGCCATCCTGCGCAAGCCCATCCATATCGAGGGCGACCAATATTGGCTGGATCTAGCCGAGAACATCGACGGCCTGGGTTCCAGCATCAACGAATACGCCCGCCGCGCATTGGTTAGCAGCCTGACGTACGGCCATAGCGCAATCCTGATCGACTATCCGGCTGCGATGGGTGCCCGCAACCTGGCGGAAGAGCGTGCCATGGGCCGCCGCCCCTACTTTGTCCACGTCGATGCCCCTCAAATCTGGGGCTGGCGCAAGGAATCCGGCACCAACCGCCTACTGCAGGTCCGCATCCACGACTACGACGTCCGCCCCCTGAACGACTTTGGCGAAGAGCAAATCGAGCAAATGCGGGTGATCTACCCGGGCCGCTACGACCTCTACACCCTGGGCCAAGAAGTCGTCGAATTCACGGCCTCGGGCGGCTACAGCCTGGACGAAATCCCCCTAGTCCCGATCTATAGCAACCGCCGTGGCCTGCTGATCTCTCAGCCACCCCTACTGGACATTGCAAATCTAAATATCACCCACTACCAACGCCAAGCCGACCTTATCCACGCCCTCCACATCGCCGCCATGCCCACCCTTGTCCTAGAGGGCTGGGACGACACCACTAGCAACGCAACGATGGGCGTCAACTACGCCATTGCCATGCAACCGGGCAACAAGGCGTACTACGTTCAAGCCGACGCCACCAGTTTCGACGCCCAAATGGCCGAACTGGAGTCCCTCGCCTCCCAAATGTCCACGTTGGGCGTCACCAAACTCTTCGGCCAGAAGTTTGTCGCCGAGTCTGCCGAGGCAAAGCGCATCGACCAGGCCCAATCCAACTCCGTCCTCTCGATCATCAGCCAAGAACTGGAGTCGGCCCTCAACCAAGCCTTCGCTTTCGCCGCCCAGTATGTCGGCATGGATCCACCCGAAATCAGCATCGACCGCGACTTCGACTACTACCGTCTCCTGGGCCAGGACGTCGCTGTCCTCTCGCAACTCGCCGACACAGGCAAGATCAGCAATGCCATGCTGCTGGAAATCCTGCGTCGCGGCGAAATCCTGCCCGACACCGTGAACATCGAAGAAGAACTCCTGACTATCTCCGACGAGGCGGCCGAATCCCCCATCGAAGAAACCGAGCAAGTCGAACCCGATACAATGAACGAATCGGAGGTTGAGTAGTCAAATGGCCGTCTCCCCTGGCACCTACAACATCCGCCTCCAGCGCCGCGCCGACTACGCCGTCTCGCTGCAATTCAAAGACAGCACTGGCGCCCCAATCAACTTAACTTCCTGGACTGCCTACGCCCAGGCCTGGAATAAAGCCCGCACGACAAAGTACGCCGACTTCACTGTCACCTACACAAGCCGCCCCAACGGCCAAATCTCCCTGGCACTGACCGACACCCAGACCACGTCATTCCCCGACTGCTGCTATTACGATGTCCTCCTGGAAAATCCCAGCGGTTTGCGTGAGTATTACCTGGAAGGTCTGCTGTACGCATCCGAGGGATACACAGCATGACAACAGTAAGCGTAACTGACGTATCCAACACAGTTGTTATCACCGAAACCACTGGTGACACAACTATTGTTAGCGCCCCTAGCCCTGCCGTTGTAGTCGAAACCACAGGCCTGGGCCCGCAAGGGCCGGGTGGCATCGTGGCGCTCTACGCCAACATCATCGACACGACCGATCAGCCCCTGGTTTCAACGACTGCCGCCCAAGCTGTCCGCCTCGGCACCACGCTCGAAAGCCGTGGCATCACGGTAACCAACCAAAGCCGCATCAACTTCGAGCTAGCTGGAACCTACAAAATCCTCGCCTCCCTCCAAATAACAAACAGCTCGAACAACATCAGCGAAGTCAACGTCTTTTTCAAGAAAAACGGCACAACACTTGCCGACAGCAACACCCGCCTGGACCTAGAACCGCGTAAATCCCTAGGAACGCCTTACCACGGCTGTTTCACCATCGAGTTCCAGCTAACCGTTGCAAACAACGACTACATCGAAGTCTTCTGGGTAGCCGATCACATCGAGGTCGCTGTAGACACGATCCCTGTCAACGGCACCCACCCCCAGGCCCCCAGTGCCATCGTCAACGTTGCCCAGGTCATGTATGCCCAGGCTGGCGTCCCCCTGGGCGGCAACCTTGGTGACGTGCTCGTCAAGGCCACCAGCACGAACTACGACACCGCCTGGACCGACTCCCCCACCCTGGACAAACTCGGCTTCGACCTAACCGCCGCCGAAACCGTCAGTCCCGGCCAACTCGCCTGGAACGCCACCGAAGGCACCCTCGACGTCGGCACTCCGGGCGTCACCTACCAAGTCGGCCAAGAACTGGCCTTCCGCTGTAAAAACGTCTCGGCGGACCCGATTGTGGACGGCGAAGCCGTCATGTTCATGGGCGCCGACGCCGCCACGGGCCACATCGAAGTGGCCCACATGATTGCCGATGGCACCATCCCGGGCTACAACTTTTTCGGCATTGCCACCGAGCCCATCGCCATCGGCGCCCTCGGTTACGTCACCACCCTCGGCAAAGTACGCGGCCTCGATACCAGCGCCTTCCCTGATGATTCCGTCCTCTGGCTGGATCCCGCTAACCCCGGCGGCTACACAACAGTCGAACCATCCGCCCCCAACCTAAAAATTGCGGTCGCGGCTGTCGTCAAAAGCCACCCCACCGACGGCATCGTCTTCGTCCGCGCCAACACCGGAACCACCATCGAGGATTGCCACGACGTCGAAGTCGGCACTGGCGCCTACGACCGCGAGTACCTGGGCTGGTCCGAGACCTACCAACGCTGGCAACCCACAAAAATCCCAAACTCCGCGCCCCGCTCAGTTTCCATCACGGGCCCCATCGCCAACGACACCTTCACGCTGTTCCGCACGGACGTCGAAACCACCCTCACCGCTGTAACCGCCCTCGTCAGTGGCGCCAGCCCCAGCGTCACCTACGAATTACGCTATGCCGCCAGCCGTACTTCAGCTGGAACTGCCGCAATCACCCCAGCCACCGTCACTAACACCACCACTGGGGCAGCCGCCACCGTTGTGAACCAGCCCATCCCGGCCAATTCTTATGTGTGGCTTACTATCACCGCTGTAACGGGTACAGTGGGAGAAATGAACGTCACTTTGGCTTTCTGACCCAATGGCTACCTTTACCAAATTCAACTCATTTGTTGAGGCTCTGGCCGAGAAGGTGCATAACCTTGGCTCAGACACGCTGACCGTGGCACTGACTAACACGCTGCCGGTGAACACCAACACCCAGCTCAGCAACATCACGCAGATCGCCTATACCAACATCCAGAATGGCACCACCACGGGCCGCGATCTGACCGGCGTGACCTCCGCCCAAACCAGTGGCACCTACAAACTGGATGCCAACGACCTGGTGCTCACCGCCACCGGCACCGTCCCCGAGTTCCAGTGGGTGGTCCTGTACAACAACACCGCCACAAACGACGAGCTAATCGGCTTCTACGACTACGGCGGCAAGGTCAACCTCCTCAACGGCGAGACCTTCACAATCACCTGGGACGCTGCTGGCATCCTGACCCTGGCCTGATAACTGACGCGGAGGCGGGACGGTGGCTGTCGCCCATAGTGCTGCCTCGGAGTCGCATACCGGGACAACAGGCTCAACCAACCAAGCGGCGTTCTCCTGGACGCACACGCAGACGGGCACCCCTCAGGGGGTGGTCGTTTTCGTTCATACGAGAAGCGCAACAGATAGGGTCAGCAGCGTCACCTACGGCGGCACGGCACTTGAGCGCGTCACTGGTGGTGCAGCGATTGACACCGCTGGTGAGCCTGGACGGACGGATCT